AGAGAAGGATTTTGGTCTGTTGGAATCGTATTTGGCACTACGAGAGTCACTTGCAGGTAAATTGAGTTTATGGGTTTCTTCCATGCTTCGTCTGCGGTAGTTAACTGCTCTTTCAGTTATACCAAGCATTTTTGCTACTTTTGTAACAGATTGATACTTGTCCCACAGTTCTATGAATTGCTCATCCGTACACGAATTAAGACCATTAGTTGATACCATGAGAAACCTTAGACAGTAACTTTTCTAACAAGTTGATTACTCTATGCTCTTGCATTTCTACTTCATCCTGAGATGATTTAGGGTCTTGTGCCACAGTCATTAAATCGTGCAAAAACACATGAAGCAACTCATGCAAAGCAGTCTGATCTAGAGACTCTGGAGTGATTTTCTCAGCACCAAAGTCGCCTAGTCTGTAAGTAGCTAACCTAGCAGAAGTATTGAACTCAACAGAAGCCATAGCAGCCTTTGCCGCCTTGCTTCCCTTCTCTATTCTCCAATCACCCAAACTCAGCACTTGTTGCCACTTTTTGACACTTTGTGCAAATATTTCTACGTCTTGCGGTGTAGGAATGTTAGGCATTACAACACCTTATATGATATTTATTACAATTTAATTTAACAAAGAACACTCTGCTTGTCTGCGTTTGAGCAAACCAGGTAACACTTTTCCACCGCCTTTAGTCCACAACATAAGCTGTTCTTGAGCCGCTTCCCACTCTTGAGCATTGATTTTTCTCTTAAGAGTAGATGTTTGTAAACGACCAATTCCAAGGTTGTAAACAAAGTCAACAATGGCATTACATTTTTTTACATCTGTTGCAAGAATCGGACAGTTTCTTAAAACACCTGGCAAATATGTATGTTCTAACTCAATCATCAAGAGGTGATTAGCCTCTTCCTGAGTCATTGGAGGGTCTTCTAATGTTACTTTGCGCTTATCAGCATAGTAAGTAGACCCATAGCCAATAGTGGCTACATTGGCAGGGCAAAGGTAGGGCTTAGAACGAAAGCCCTCAAACCTTTTGCATAGTTCTGCTGCCAACTCTAAGTTCATATTCCACGCTTAGACAAAGTTCTATCAAGAAACCAGTAATTTATTGTTCCTGATAGCAAAGCAGAAAAGTCTGGAGTCATCATTGTTTTGAAGACTTCAGTAGCTGGCGCACCTGCTAACCATGCGTTCCATGCAAACCAAACATGAATGAATGACCAAATGAATAGTACCCAATATGTTACTACTGGACGCACAGAAGCGGAAAGTGAGGCTACCCATCCACCTGCGGCTTTAACCATCTCAGCTTGCTGTGTAATGGCGTTATTGAAGGCATCCATCACGCCTACATCTATAGCCGCTTCACGTTGCGCCCCAATCTCAGCCAACTTTTGCTGACCCCGTTGAGCTTCCAAGTCGCATTGAAACTTGAACATATTTAACTCATGTTCACGCTCGTTTTTCTTGTCCATCCACTTTAAGACTTCGGGAGCCATCCTAAAAATGCCGCCAAAGATAGAGCCAAGTAAACCACCAGATAGCATTTCAAACATTATTTAAGCCCTACCTTCCCAAGTAATAAATTTACAATTTTGTCGGATAAATCGTTTGGCAGAAATTTAAGAAACCCAAGAAAATAAAGTGCCACGCAACCATAAACAAAGATTTTGAGGCAAAGATCAAAGGTTTTTTGATACTCATTCATCGTCCGCACTTTGTTTTAGCGCATAAATCTTGTATCTCAGAAATACCAAATGCAACAGCTAAACCAAGCAAAATCAGTACAAAAGCACCTGCAACAATAGCCATTTGTTCTTCTTGTTCTTCCTTTTTTTTCTTAGCATCAGCTTTAGCTTGTCTGGCAGCATGAGCATCTTCTACGTCCATCAATTGAGCACGTTCTTTAATCTTATTCCAAACGTCAATCTTGCCAGACTGCATAAATAACATCTGCAGTTCTTTTTCAAATTGACGGGCTTGGTCAAGTGCCATTTCAATCTGTAAAGCAGTTCCCATATTAGAACCGCCTGAGTTCTTAGCATGAACCATTGCCTTGGTAGCAGTAGACTTGGCATCAAACATCTTGCCAATCATGGGTGCAAGAGAGCCTAAGTCATTAGCAACCTGTGCGGCTTGCTTGACTACTTTAATGGCTGACTGTATGCCAGCAAGAGCTGTTAGAGGATCAATCATTTTTTATCAACTTTTTGCCACTCAAGACATACTACTTTTCGGTTGTAAACATCACCTGTCCATGCCCACCTAATACATCTGTATTTATCTTCACTAGATGTTACCAATATAACAAACATTGATAACATTAGTAACCATTTCACGGATACGCCCAAAGAATGATGTAACTACAAAACAAAACAAAAACAGTAAAACAGGCTGCGGCAATAAATGCTTCAGCCCAGTCTTTCATTGCTGTGGAGGATTCATCATGGTGCTTAACAGACCACGAGAGTAATAAGATGGTTGCGGCCCTGGTGTTGTTTCTGTCAACAATCCACTCATTGCTTTTTCAGCAGACTGTCTGCGTAACAATGCTTGCAACTTATCTGCACCATATCCTGCGGCAGCAATTGGTACTGAATACTTCAAAGTCTCAGGACTACCCATTCCAAATCCAACAGCTCCACCAGTAATCAATTGGCTACGTTGTGGATTGAACTTAGCCATTAAAGTCAACAGTGGATCTAAACTACTTCCTTGTGCAACAGCTTTGATAGCATTTTGCTCATCTTTGCTAAACAAATTCATCTTGTTCTTATTTGCCGCAAGAGTGATAAATCCTTGACGTATTAATTCACTTTCTGAAGCACTTGGATTCAATGCTTTTGTTTCAGCAACATTTAAAATGTTATCAAGAGTAGAAGCACGACTTAGATTACGGAAATCTTTGCGAGCATCCATGATTGTTTTTACTGCAACATCAATCCCACCCGCACCAGATACAACATCTTTTGGAGATAAAGTTGAAACATGGTCATCAATTGAAGAAACTATTTCGTTTGCTAAGCGCCTAACATTTTTATCAGGATTGCTCTTTAGATTGTTTGCCAATCTACGCATTTGCTCAACATTATCAAAAGTAATGTTTCCACGCTCAATAATGCTTTCATACTTCTTTAAGGTATTTGCAATAGGGGCGGCATTCTCAGGAATGTAATCAACAGAATCTAACCGAGCTTTTACTTTGTCAACAAGACTTGTTGCGTTCTGACCAGATAATTCAATACCTTGGTCGCTAACTTTTGTGTAAGCACGACTAGCTTTTTGCTGAACATCAGCCATCGTTGTAGTTGGTTGCTTTCCTGCGGCAATTCGACCAGCAACATCGCCTGTAAACTTTCCAACAGCACCAGAAACACCCAAGGCGGCTATTGTTGCGGCTATGTCACTGCCAGTTACTTCTTTTGTTATCTCTGCCACAGGTTGTGCAACCATAGGAGCAACAGTAGCGGCAGGGAGCTGACGAACTAAATCAGCACCAAAAATAGATTTAGGCACAGCAGCCGCCATACCACCCGCAGAAGATAATGCTTGCATACCAACTTGTGCGGCTCTTTCAGCACCAGTTTCAGGTTCTGGCACACCAAGTTGCGTCAATCCTTTACTTTGCTCTTTAGATAAATAAGGAACACGTTTCTCTGATCCAATAATGTTTGCACCAACATTGGCTGCACCACTTAAAAAGTCAGTAACAATGTTTGCGGGAGCAGAAAGACCAGTAACAACACCACGAGTAGCCAAGCCAAGCTGACGCTTAATCATGTCCGCTATGCCTGGCTCTTGAGGAGCTGTTGGTTGAACAGTAGGTTGGGCCATAGGTTGAGCAGTGGGTTGTGCCACGCCCTCACCCAAACTTGCCTTAATCTTAGTTAAAGCGGCTTCATTTGATAAGCCATCAGGCAATTCATAGGATGCGCCCTTGTATTCATAAACAGTCGCCATGATGCTTGCCTTTAGTCTAGTTTAATAGGGTTTTGTGCAGTACCAGCTTTAGGGCCGTAGTAAGGTTCTATACCTTGTGATGTACGTCTACTATCAATGCGCTTTTGAGCATTCTCTTTAGCTTTTGCAGT